TCAATCCCTGCTGTGAAATCATGGTTTCCTGTTGATGTGATAACTCCACCACTACTTACTGCAACTGATCCACCACCATTCTCAATGGTTGTACTATCAACTGCTGTAGTTGAAGTATTTGTTATCAGACCTTTGTCATTGACGGTTATTATTGGAATTGCAGTTGATGAACCAACTGTACCTGCTGATACACCAGAGGTTGCTAAGTTACTACTTGCAAGTGCAGTATTCAAAGTAACGGTTCCATCAACTGTCAATGATGATGCCATATCAACAGCACCGTCAATGTCAACAGCATCTAAGTTTGTAGTACCATCTACATCTAGGTCTCCGTTGAAGTCAGCGTTACCTCCCAATGTCAAGGTGGTCGCCATATCAACAGCACCATCTATGTCAACGACATCTAAGTTTGTAGTGCCATCTACATCTAGGTCTCCATTAGCATCAATGTTACCTGCTATGACTAAATTAGATGCCATGTCAACAGCACCATCAATGTCAACGACATCTAGGTTTGTTGTACCATCAACGTCTAAATCTCCGTTGAAGTCAACGTTACTACTTGCTGAGATTGTTGATCCAACAACAGCACCAACGAACTGAGTAGCAGTTGCAACACCAGTAGCATTGATCGTGGTAGCAGTAATACCATTGGTTCCAATGGATATTGATCCACCAGTTACACTTAGGTCACCTGTAATTGCAAGACTATCGTTGACAGTTACGTTACCACTTCCTCTACCAGATAGGTTTAGGTTAGTGTTATTACTTTGAGTAGTAATCTGATCTACTCTTAGGTTATTACCTAAAGTAATATCATTACCTGCACTATTTGTTATACTCTTTCCATCTTCTAACTGTAATGTACCCTTGACCTGAATAACACCAGTACCAGTTGGGTCAAGTTCTAAGTCACCTGAACCATGTGTTTGAAGAACAACGTTCTGGTTAGCATCAGCACTAACAACAATGTTAGATGATGACTCCTCAATAACTTTCTGACCGTTGACGTAAAGGGATCCTGGTCCAATCCAGACATCTCTCCACATCTTATCACTAGAACCTAGGTCATAGGTATCATCTGTGTCTGGTATAATACTTGAACCAGCAGATACAAAACCATTGCCATGAGCATTTAATTGGTTTATTTGTGCTGTATCAAGATAAGCAGTACCATCTATGTAAATATCTTTCCACTCTAATCCAGATCCACCTAAGTCATAAGTGTTATCTGCTGAAGGATCCAGATCACTATCAAATCTACCTACAAGAGTAACAGTATCACTTGTTGCATTACCTAAATTGATGTCACCGTTCCAATCTACTTGTCCACTGACTGCTAATGCACCAGTAACAGTAAGAGTTGAACCATCAAAGGTTAGGTTACCACTGTCTTCTAATTCTCCAGATGTACCTGCAAGAACAACTCTTCCATCTGTTAAGTCTGAAACAGCAGCAGTAGCAAGTGTCGCACTATCAGCAGATAATGCGTCAATGTTAGCAGTACCATCAAGATATAAGTCTTTCCACTCTAATCCAGACGCACCTAAGTCTCTTGCATTGTCCGTACTAGGAACTAAGTCACTATCGAACCTAGCAGTTGCGGTAATTGTATCCGAAGTTGCGTTACCTAGATCAACGTTACCACTAAATGTTGCATTAGTAGTCGCAAGTGTTGTACCATCGAATGTGAGGGAAGCACTGTCCTCTAATTCTCCAGATGTACCTGCAATAACTACTCTATTGTCTGTCAGATCTCCTACAGACATTGTTCCAACAACACCTGTGTCTATATTAGCAGTTCCATCTATATAAAGATTTCTCCACTCTTGTGTTGATGAACCTAAATCGTAGGTATCATCTGTATTTGGTATGATATGTGAATTTACGTCTGCACCAAAGACAACGTTATCTGAAGCGTTATCTCCTAATGTTAATGTTCCACCGTTAAATGCTGTTGTACCAGTAACCTCCAAGTTACTGTACATAAAGACATTATCTGCGAATGTTGATACTCCAACGTGTGATGAAAGCCCTGCAATAATTTGCTGATTCTTTCCACCAACCTTGGCCAGTTCTCTAGCTCTTGACATGGATGAATATTCCTATGGGTTGTAAAGAATCAGACCTTTGCAGCATGGATACCTCAGTGCAGGTTCCTTTCGCTCACATGGTTTAATAAAATTGATATTATTTTAGATAATATCATGCTAAACTTATTTATTATAGTTAGATTTTTACCCTAAATGCTACCCTCTGACTCATTTCTGGTGCATCAGCTCTTGGATTCAATGACATATGAGTTTCATCATGTGAATACTTAACTATTCTATTTGGTCTATTGCCAATCATGTGCTTTGGCCAACCAACATTATACCCATCCTTCCAATGCTTCTCAGTAGTATCTTCTTCACCATAATATACAAGTTCACCACCCCAAGTTGGTAACCATGTTAGATTTGCAACATATAATACAGTATAATATTCATGATCAGAATCATGTGGACCAGTGTCCTTGTGTATCTGTCCTGTCCTACCCTTCAATTTATCTCCAGAAAAAGGATTATAACACCTACCGTTCAAATAACATGTAAACCCTTGAGTATTCAATGGTAGAGTATACTTACGATAGAAGTCTAGATTATCTTTAAATACAAACTTCCTCTGAAATAAAAGTCCACCAATCCTTTCACCTATACCATCAAGAGTTGCCTTACTATCAAACAATTTACTATTGATATCAGTCCATAACTTATAGATCAATGGACTTCTACCCCTAATTTGCTCATCACTTATACCAAATGGATGACGGTACATACTGAATCTATCTTTACTATCAGTAAATCCAGATGTAGAAACTATACTATGTCTATGACCAAACTTACCATCCCTAGAAGGTATATACTCATTAATCCCTTTTATATTATATTTGATATGATATTCTTTATCCATATAATCATCATTCAACAATTGATCAGTAGCACCTATCCAACGAGAATACCATGATCGTGTCTGAATATAATCATACACCTCTTGCTGAAGATCAGATTCAATTAGATCATCATATATTTCAACTGTCAAAGAATTTAGACCTCAGTCAATGCTATCTTATATTTCTTACCTGTTTTCTTGTTTATCATGTATATGTTATCAAGACCCTCTTGTAGTATCCAGTGTCCTTCAGTTCCATCTATATCATTACCACCTGTACCAGTATTATTGAAATGCATGTCAGCAGTATGAACATTTGCCCACCTCTTTGATGCACTACCTAGATTTCTAGTTGCATCAGCATCAGGCTCCATGTTGCCATTGAGTGTGATGTCAGTTACACTAATAGATGGAGTTCCAGTTAATCCTGTAGAAAGACCATCAAATGTTCCAGCAGTTAGAACATTTGTTCCTGGATTATATCTGAAATCGGCATCCGTTCTTACATTCTCTGTACCATTTACAGTATCTACAAATGTAGGATAATGTGTAGCATTAGTATTACTTGAAACTATCAATTCAACCCTTGCAGCATCAACATCAGTTAATGCAGAACCATCAAGAGTAGGTAAAGCACCTGTAAGATTTCCAGATGGAAGGTTAGTTAGACTTGCTCCACTACCACTGAATGTAGTTGCAGATAATGTACCATTAGAAGAATTGAATACTAGATTAGTATTAGTTACAGGTGCTTTATTACCTGTAGGTGCTTTACCCATAACTGGGTAGCAGGTTGTATCAGTTCCTTCATTTGATAATGTTATTTGAGAAGCAGCACCAGTCACGTCACCAGTTATATCACCAGTGAAACTACCAACAAAACTTGATGCAGTCACTACACCAGTAAAGTTACCAGTAGTACCAAGCAACTGTGGTATAGTAGAAATACCTGCAGCGTTTACATTACCAGTTACATCACCCGTTAGTCGTCCTGTGAATCCTGATCCTCCGACACCACCAACACCTGCCACAAAACCGCCAGCAGCAGTGGCAATACCAGATACGTTAATATTGGTTCCATTGAAAAAGGCAACTGTAGATATCCCTGTAGAGTTTAATGATCCTAAGAATCCAAAACTACCAACTGGAGCAATAAATCCAGCAGCAGTAGTTACAATTCCTGTTGCTTGTATTGTATCAAGATAAACCTGCTTTAGGGTAGATACACCAACAGAATTAATATCACCTGTAACATGTCCTATGTTACGTCCAGTGTGAGTACCTGCTGAATCTCCTGTAAGATCACCAGTCACATTACCTGTGAGATTTCCAGTGATTCCAGAAGTAGCAGTAACACCTGCACCAACTAAGTCACCCTTGAATCCTAGACCTGAAGTTACAATACCTGTAGCAGACCAATTCTCAACGTGACCAGTGAGTCCTAAGGATGCAATACCAATACTAACTTGAGATACAGTCATACCATAACCGATTCTCATGGTACTAACATTAGTAAATGCATCAGTACCATCTTCATTCTGCATCTTGGTTTGAGCACCACCAGCAGAGAATATACTTACAATACCTGGTTTACCTGGTTCTTCAATATAAGATAAACCATATCCAACCTTGAATGTTGTTATACCAGTTGCTCTAACAAAATCATTAGCATCTGATACCTCATTTACCGACTTATTAATTTCTACCGTAGATACACCAATAGTCGCACCAGACTGCATGAACTTGGCTTCTGTTACATCAACTCCATTTCCAATAAAGTTTAATATAGTAACAGATCCACCATAACCAACTGGTGTTATACCATCTTCTTGTACTGTTATACCATCAACTGAACCTGACGGAGCACCACCAGCAGCTCCCCAATACCTAGAACCATCTATACCACCATACAAAACCTGGTCATTATTATCAGGTAAACCTAAATTAGGTTCTGCCTCAGATAATGACAAAAATCCAGGAAGATCTGGAGTCTGTTTTCTATAGGTTGATAGCCCTGCGTAAGAGGTAACTCCTACTCTGCCAGATAATAATCTCATTTACTTAGCGTTCTCTAGTATACTGATAATACACTTCATATCATTATTTTGAGATCCCTCAATTTTCAGAATATCACCTGTTTCAAGAACAAGTCTTCCGTCAATGAAGTTCATAGCATCTTGATGTGGGATTCTAGCATCCCTTACGATCTCAGTGTCAACTGCATCTCTAGTATGTTTTACTGTAAAAGAAGTTATTGAACTTCCCTGACCGACATTAGAAACATTACCATATATGATAAGCGATGCAACTCCTGGAGGACATGTGTATATGCCAACAGCAGATTGAGTTACCGTATGGGTAATGGTTCTAAATCTATTTAATGGAATTGCAGCCATTTTATATTCCTCCTCCTAAGGCGATAATGAGTGGTGTGAGTGTGGCTTGAATAGACTTATTGAAAGCGTCACCTGTAACGGTTCCAGTTTGTTGGTTGATTGTAAATCCATCACCGACTTTCAGGTTACCCCTTTCATCAGTAGATGTATAAACAACTCTACCCCCTTTCTCCGATACAGTTTCATTTGCAGGTATGGTAACACCACCATCTTTAGGTAATGCCTGACCAATAGTTAGACCAGCACCAATATATTCAAAAGTATATGATGAAGCAAGGATCAGAGATTGTCGGGCAAATGGTACCGTAGAACCAATACCGACATTGGCTGGTATAGTCTGATCAACAGTTATTGTAGAAACTCCAGCTGTAACTGGTGTCGCACTATTTATAGTATAATACTTAGGTGCTACTTTGGCAGTACCAGTTGCAGTTATACCAGATCCAGGTGCCTCAAAGGTTACTGTTGGTGTTCCTCTGTACTGAGAACCTGTAGCAAACAAGTCAACAGCAGTACAAGATCCGAACCCACTTATAACAGCAACACCCTCAGCAGTAATACCACCTGGTCCGTTCGGAGCAGCTAATGTTACTTTAGGCGGGTTAGCAGATGTATATCCACTACCAGGATTTGTTATCTCAACTTCAACTATCTCATTGAATAGTTCACCAATATAAAATACTTGACCTGTGTATGGTCTCTGTGATATACCAGAAACAACTACCTGATTATCTTCAGCTATTGCTTCTACTGCTAGTGAACCTGATTGATGAACAGTACCAACACCAGATGCTATAAGACCATAAGTACCGAATGATGCGTTAGAGTTGTTGACATCACACTGTCCACCAGATACACAAGTAATAGCTGCCTCATCACAAACTGTGAATATAGAAACTAACTGAGCATATCCATCATTAGATATGGTAACACCGATACCACCTTGATTGTATTGAGTATAAGAATCAACCACCATGGACTTGATGCCCTCTTGATGATTACCATCTATTCTCATTCCAACTGAATCTGGAACAAAGTTTGTACAGTTCCTTACATAAGGTGACTGTGTACATAAACCAACATATCTTGCTCCAGAACCTGCATCTCCAATGTTGACAGTAAATGTATTAGCATCAGCTACAGCAGTAACAGCAGTCATAATACCTGCTACATGATCTGTTGGTCTAGGATATGTGTGATTAGAACCATGATTATCTTGCTCACATGTAAAGGTAAGAGCATTTGTGGTAATACCTACCACATCATTAGATTTCCTTAGAGATCCAGTAGACTTGATGAATGAATGTTCATACTCACCTTGAGCAATAACTCCATTACCTGTTGCACTTACAAATGTATGAGCATTAGTAATGGTTGATATACCAACATTGATAAAGATTGAATCATCAGTAGCATTGGTTATCTCAATCGGTTGATCGTATGCCCTATCTCTTTTGAACTTGACAGCAGAAGCAACACCACTTACAAATGTATGGTCTGTCTGATTAGTTGATGGAATACCCTCACTATCAAGTATAACTGCTTCAAATGTATCAGCAGTTACGTTACTAACTGGAATATACTTACCACTTGCAAAGTCAGTTGATCTTGGATAGTTATGATTACCACCACCCTCTAGACAAGTGAATGTTACAGCACCATCCTCGAACTTAACAAAATCACCATCCTTCTTACCATGTTCTATATTTGTCTTGACTTTTATAACACCTGTTACTGGATCATACGTTGTTCCTACTATTGCCTGGAAGGAATCTATAGTAGTTCTTGGATATGCCTTACTACCACCTGCTCCGAAGTTACAGTTCAAGGTTATAGATGAATCAGCAAGTTTGATACTCTCACCAGCAGTTAATGAATGAGATCCAATGGTAAGTTCCATCTCACCAGTTGTAGGCTCATATGTTGCATTAGTTACAGTATGAGTTGTTTGCTCTGACTTACCAACAAATAATTCTAAAGTTGTTGTACTAGGTGTACCAGTTACAGTTGCATACTTACCACCAAAAGGATCAGTACCTCTAGGATAAGTATGGTTACTAACATATCCGTCCATTGCACAACGGAATGTTAATGCATTATTATCAACGGCAACATACTCACCGACTGAAATACCATGATTACCTGGAGTTGTGAGTGTTAAGATACCTACCTTTGAATTATAAGCAGCAGTAGATATAGAGAACACTGAAGGAGCCGATAATCCATGAGGATTCTCTGTAGTACATGTTAAGATACCACTTGTAGGATCATAATCAGCAGTGATTGGAGCAGTAGATACACCAGAGTTCCATGAAGTCTTTACAATAGGATTACCAGTGGCACTTACAAACCTATGATTGTTTACAATACCCTGTGGTGGGAAAGATATTATGGCACCTGTATTAGCAGCACCAACAAATGACATGTTCTGTATTAGAACACCGTTATTGACATGGAATAAATCTTTCCTCTTATTCTTTGGAATTACCTGTGTATTTCTTAGATCATCACCATCTATAGTTACATTACGAGGAACAAATACTGGGTTATCTTCGTAGTATATACCACCAGAAACTCTTATAACATCACCTGCTTGAGCAACTCCAATAGCACCTTCTATAGTTCTCTTAGAAGTAGAGTTAGTTCTACCATCCTTATCATCATCACCATCTTCAGTAACGTATATTATGTTAAGTGTAGATGCACCTGCACCTACCCATGCTAATTCTCCATTAACATTAGAGGAAAGAATAGATCCAGCAGCACCAACTGCATTGTCTGCATCTCTTAGAACACCATCAATTCTAGTCTCACCTTTTACATCTAAGAGGTACTCTGGTAGTGTGCTACCAATACCGACACGAGAATTAGAGGAGTCAAATACAAAATTATCCGCACCACCAAACTTTGGACCTGCATTGTACTGTATCTGAGTTGGTTGACCTGCTGCATCTGTATCGATATCAGCACCATCACTCCATGATATACCAGTACCGACTGATATTAAAACTTGTCTGTTAGAACCTGCACTATCTTGAACATCATATATTTTCTTTCTAACAATTATATCTTTACCAAAATCAATATCTCTGGCTGGTTGTGTACTACCTATACCAACTTGATTGGCAGATATAACTCCATCAAAATTGGCAGCAGAGGCAACATCCAGTCCATATTTCGGATCTGTTTTACCAATACCAGTACGTTTACCGTCAGCATCAACTACCAGAGCGTCATCACCGACTTCCAGCCCCTTTTCAACTGCAAATTTCTTATTGACAGATGCCATCTACGAAATTACTCCTTAGTATGTGTATTTATCAACTCACTCGCATGATGTATGCGATAGCGTAGTATGGTGGTAAGTTCTTACCAGCTCCAGAAACACCTTCTTGGTCAACACTGGTAGAAACGCTAATACCAGTACTATTACTACTAGATGTCATCGTCCTTGTATTAGATAGATTAGATCTATCATTTAATGTATTACCATCTCCAGTATCATCATTGTGAGAACTGAATGTGTGAGCGTGACCAGGGTCAGTAACACTTGATGTTGCTGTGTGATCGTGTTGAACAACTACAGAGTCAGTAAAACCACCTGTTGCTCCAGCAGCATAAGCACTACCTCTACCAACAATAAACTTATCAATTAAGTTTGGTGTACCGTTTGATCCATTACATAACGCCCAGTTACTTGGTACGTTAGAATCTGTACCAGACCACATGATGATACCACCGATAGGTATAACACCATTACCAATGAAGTTAGCAGCAGTAACAGTACCAGCAGCAGTCATATCGTCTGTTGACGTTACTTGCTCTGCAGTCAATGTTTGTGTTACAGTTGCACCAGTTGTTACTACCAAAGTATTGGCAGTAAGTGTTGCACCTGAGAATGTGAGTGAAGAACTATCCTGTAATTCCCCACCAGTACCTGCTGTTACAACTCTTCCAGTAGTTAAATCTCCAACTTTAGCTGTTGAAGCAACTACACCTTGACCAAATGTACCGATACCAGTAACATGAGAGCTACCAACTATCTTAGCGTCTCCATTTGTTTCTAAAACCCAATGATGATCTACCTTATTTTTATTGAGTGCTAACTTATCAATAGCATAATGTTCTGTATGATCAACAGAAATTGGTCCCCACTTCTTCCATGGTTGTGATGAATCAGAAGTTCTAATCCATCCAATAAATCCAGCAGCATCAAATGTCTGATTGAATATAATATTATCAATCGTACTTACAGGTGCTGCTTGTGCAGAACCATTGATACCAACATAAACACTAGCCCCTACATCACCAGATCTATTACCCCTCAACCTTAGATCAATAATCTCAGTATTACCATTACTATAAAGGTTATCATTTACTGTTAGATCATCAAAATCAATCGTTGATGGAATGTTTAGAATAGGTGTGGAATCAAAGTTTTGAATAGTTGATATCTCTTCACCAGTAAGAGCATCAATTTTCTTTCTACCAATAAAGAACTCACCCCTATCATTCATACCAGAGTAAACAACACTACCACCTCTAGTAGCAGTTGACTGTGCTAACAACTGTTGTTTATCATTCAAGACTCTATCCTGAGTCTGTGGCATTGCAGTTGAATAGTTACCTGGTCCGAATCCAACGTATTCAAACGTATGCCCTGAAGCACGTATCGTACTATGTCTTCTAGATTCTATAGGTAATACCTTTATCTTCTGAACACATGTGTTCTGAACATGGTTAGTAGCATTTGATCCAAGAGCACCCCTAGAAACTTCATTACATGCTTGGTTAGTAATACGACAAATCTCATCCTCAATCTGAATATAATCTCCTCTACGGAACTTATTCTTCTTGGTTAATGAAATTGATGTAGAAGTAGTACTAATACCAGATGTTATAGTAGTAGTTTGACCACCGTATATTGGTACAGTTTTACCAAAAGCTCTGTAGTTAATACCAGTACCATGAGCATATGCAGCTCCACCAACCTCTTGGAATGTTGGTGATGATCCAGCATTTATCAGAACTGATAATGATGCACCATAACCTACCCTTTCCTGAACTGGGTGTTGTCCATTATAAACTGTGTTAGAATTATTAATCTGGATTATATCTCCCCGCCTTAGTCCCAGGTCCCCATCAAGATAAACTGTTGCTATACCACTTATGGTATCATGAAGGATATTTGTTATACCAGTACTAACACCAACGTGATAGAAGTATCCACCCGTTGAAGCAGCACCGACATCACCTTCATACATGATCTTCTTAGGATCAGTAATATTGGTTATCTTACGTAGACCATTATATCCTGTACTTCCAATTCCAACTACCTGAACAATATCACCAAGGTTATTATCAATCTCAGAAACTGTTACTTGACAATCAGCACCTGGAGTATGGAATGGAACTCCCCTTACAGTAAGAACATCTCCTATAGAATATCCTGAACCGAAGTCCACCATATCCATAGCAGTAATAGTTGATGAAGCAGCAACAGTAACATCAGCAGTTGCACCTTTACCAGTACCACCTACAAGATCAACACTGAAATAAAATTCAGCAGATCCAGAGTTCCTACCATACTGTGAACCACCTGTTATACCACTAAGTTCTATGATACTATTGAATCCATGATCACTTTCTGTGAATAGAGTAACATCAGATCCACTGAAATTAGATTCAGTCAATGCAATACCAACACCAATATCCTGTATGAACTCAAGAGTAGCTTCTTTAGAAATACTACGAGCTGGATCATTAGTTTCAACCTGACCAATATCATCCCTAACAGCATATGATACAGCTGGTAATGGATCATCTTCTGGGTTATCAGGACTTACATTTGGTTTTAGGTTGTTAATATTCTGAGCAAATCTATTTGATCCTATATCAAATGGTGCAATCTCAGGTATGTTAGTATAACCAACAAGTGTTAAATCATAAACACCATCCTGTCTTCCTTCTTGATGCTCCTGAACTTGTTCTTGGTTGAAGATCTGGTATGAGTTACCATAATCCTTCCTAACAAAGTATGGAGAGAATGTTCTACCAGAACCAACAATGTTTAGGTTATGGAAAGTATAGGGGACAGATGGAGTTATAGTTGAAATACCACCTGGGTTAGTGTTTATACCAATTCTAAACGTCTTCTTATCATCAATAGATAAGATTTCATGCATTCCATTATAACCAAGGTTAGAAACACCATTAGCATTATTCTCAGATCTCAATCTATTGATCTGTATAACCTGTCCACGCCTCAATCTGTGTGGGAACTTAGTTGTAATAATACCAACATTAGATGCCCATGAAGCATGTATAATATTAGTATCAGATCTTAGATCTAAGTCACCAGTAAGAGGTGTATTATCATTCTGGAACTTATCATCATCAATTACAGTACCACTATCTGCAATGGAATATCCGTTCTGTGGTTGAGAAGCGTTAGTTGCACCATCAGGTAAAACATATCTTAGTCTGTATATCTTCTGTAAATCTTTTCTATTATCTGGTTTTCTCTTAATAAAGGTGTTAGATGTCTCTGGTGTAATGGTTGACTGATTCTGTGTTATCAGTGTATGAAGTAAATTACCACTATCTACATTAACATACCAACCTGTACCATCAAACTGTACTGGATGACCTGGATCTCCTGGTTGCTTCATAGCAACGTCAGAAACTATTCTTAGTCCACCACCAAGATTATTAATACCAGTTATAGCATTATTTGCTAAGGCATTAGATATTGATGTAGCAATCTTTATCTGGTCACTTGCTAGTGGTGACTGTGTTATAGCATAATAAGTCTTACCATAATCAAGACCATCAGGTAAGGATCCTGTATCAGAGAAGAACTGGATTGACTCCCCTTGGAATAAGTTATGACTACCTTGTAATGTTATAGTATTAGTAGTAATACTATTAATACCTGCAGCACGTCCTACATGATGTTCCTTCTTACCAGAAACTCCCGAACCACTTGGAACTGTCATCAAGACATTAGCAGTAGAAGTAATACCTGCTACAGTTAGACCTAAGTCTTCTCCTACTTTGTTACCAACAGTATAGATTGAACTTTGAGCTGGCGGGATTGTGTCCTTGTTATTGTATCCTCTCAAGTACAGTTTAGTACTAGGAGCAGCAATAGTAAGTTCTACGTCAAGTTTCAACCAGTTATAGTTGATAATTTTAGCGTAATTTTTCTGTGCTGGTACAATACCTGAAATAAATCCTTTATCATCTTTTGAGAAAGCATCAGATTTAGATCCATCTGCACCAAAACCAACTGAACCGAAGTTAGAGTTAGAGTTGGTAATAGAAGCATCAGCACCAGACTCACAAATAAACTGTTTACCACAACCTACAGCAAATGTAGAAACTAACTGAAGAGCAGCATCATTAGATGCTTTTATGTGGAAACTTTCATATGTTGGCTTATGTCTTGCTCTTGAATCAGTATGTAATACAGCAGAAGTACCAAGTGATGCCTGGTCTTGGTAAGTTCCACTTGTATTATTATACTTTACGAATGCAGTATCATCCTTGTTCAAGGATATGCCAGTAAACTGGGCAGCAACCATGGACTTGAATCCAGTTGCTTTACTACCATCAGCATATAAACCATTCATTCCGAATACAGATCGGAGTGAACAGTTGAAGATATAAGGTGATGATGATGTTACAGTATCACTTTCTACTGTAACTATTGGAGAAAGACCTGCTAAGTTTGGTGTAGCTGTTGCAGCTGGTGCTGTGTTTACAGAATAAGTGAATAAAGTATCACTTAGAACCTGTGAAACAACATGAACACCATCATACTCAGTACCATTTACATTACTATTACCTGCTACACCCTTAACATTGATAGGAGTTTCTACGTTGAAACCATGTGGTTCTGACGTAACAACAGAAACAATTGTTGTTGCAGTAGGATCTGAAGGATTGATACCAGAATAAATGTCCTCAATCTCAAGAGAACCTAGTTGAGAAATCTCTCCAACAATTCTAGCTTCATCAACTACAGGTTCAAAATCATCATTAGTTGGGTATGTTGGTAAAGCACGACCAGAACTATTACCATATGCTAAGGTCAACTTAGCATAATACATATCAAGATCTGTTATACCTTGACCAGTAACTGTATTGACACCATCAGCAAACTCAAAGCAAGTTAGTTTATGGTGTGAAAAATTGGGTTGATAAACATTATTTGTGTAATCTTTGTAAACTCTATCTGCTGGATCTCCGTCAAATATACTAACTTCTCTAACATAAGTACCACCTGTTACTCTGAATATTGCACTAGAAGCAACAGTAGTATCATTTGGATCAGGAACAAACTTTGGTCTTACCTTAGTTTTTCTAAGATCCTGACCTACTATAGATGTACCACGAGGTAGAATAACACCACCATGAATACTATTAAATTGATATAATACGTTCCCTGCATTCTGTAGATCAAACTCTGTACCTACAGATAATTGATTTATTGTTTGTGAAGATCCATTTATATCATTTACAGTTCCAGCAGTGTCAATCTTATAACCTGGACGGTTATCAACGTAGTGTACACCTGGACTTAATATAATAGTAGTCTTATCAAACTTATCGTTATCTTTACCTAATTGATATGAAAATCTTGCTGATTCTATCAGTGCTCTTTGTATCGTCTTGAACGGACGAGTTCTGGAATTACCTGTGTTGCTGACATCATCAGTCGCATCAAGTTCTTCTGGGTTTACGTATATTACGTTACCCTGAATATTCTTTAGAAAATTTTCAAGTCTACTTAACGGCATTACCTATAAATCCTGACACCATTCCTTCAACCTATTTAGCAACCGTCGTCGTTGAATTCCTTATGCAGCTTGAGAAAATACTCTTCCTCTTCAGATAAGGGCTCTTCTGAGGATTCTTTTTCTTTAGTTTCCGTCTTTTCCATCAGATCCTAGGGATGTATCCCTTTGCTTGTTGAACTAATGGCAAAACCTCATTTTCTACTTTATCGGCAATCTTATCTACGATACTTATATCAATATCTAAGAATGGTGGTATAATTCCGAGTAATCGTAAAGTTCCATCAAGAAATAAAGCAAGACATGTAAATCCAAGGATCATACTAATAATAGTAGCATTTCGATTGTGCAGACGCATTGATTCTTCATCAATTGCTCTTGCTTCTGCAAGAGCATCTGCCACCATCTTATCCACTTCATCTTTAGTATAGAAGTCTCCTATAAGCGGTATGTCATGCCGATTTGGTGTCATAGATTTTGCTACTAACTTATGTATACTAACTCTATTTCTTCATCAACCTCCGTAGCTGTTCGTGTTACGTTTAGAACATTTGTAAATTGATCAGCATCATCGCATGTAAGTTCTTGTTTGGTTCCATCACAACCAAAAATTGTAAACGTCCTTCTAAGGATGTTTACTTCAACTCTACTAACATACTCGTTGACAAACATGTTGAGGATTTCGTATATAATTCCTATTATAGCGTACTATGCTTCATCTGTCAGGTCAGCTGTGACACTATAAAAAGCGTCTATAGCTCCACCACTAGCATTTCGTACAATTACTTTCCTACCATAAGGAATGCTTTCAACAAAAAGTTCTTGATGAACAGCATTGGATGTCAGTTGAACATTGATCGATTCTGTATTGATTCTATTGAACCAATCTTCAGGAAATTCAATAATCCCATCGAGTCTGACTCTTCCACGTAAATGGGTATGCTTTGCCATGATAAACTATTTTTCTATATTATAACACAGTCTTGGTGTTTTGCCCATAATTATATTGAGGATCATTATAATTTCTTTCCTCAAGTGGAACATTAGAGTTCTCATTAAAGTTTGGATCTGGATAATCATATCTACCATTACCCTCATACTCAACAAGTAATGAATTCACATCTTTTCTTTCACCATATACATGGTAGAAACAATCTATTTTTTCAAGATAGTTATCAGACTCTATAATTATCTTCTCATTATCAAATTCTTTAACAATAATATTTTGATGAGAACCAATCGGTTGTAACTGAACAGAAATACTGTCAACATGAACTAATTCTTTCCAATAATCTGGTAAAGTTATTTCATTTGTCCTAGTTCTGCCACGATAATAAACTCCAGATTCTGGTCCTTCTAGTGAAACATGGCGAAGTCTATGTCCCTCTCCTTTAGTTGGGTGTTGTATATCAAAAGGTTTCGCAGGTAATCCATCAGCAACTTTGTGTCTTGCTTCTAATCTACCTGTAGAAAGACAATCTACAGTACCAGTAACAAATACATTACCTACAATATTAACATGATTCGGTCCTTTCTTACCTAAAATATTGACATCACCCTCCACATCTACTGCACGTTCTTCTATCTTTGGTTTCCATACATCTATAGCAGTTCCAACATTCAGAGTTCCATTACCACTACCACTGTGACCACCTAGGTAACTTGGTCCAGCAACTGCTAATGTACCTTCAAATGGTTTATCACCATCCAAATATTTTATAGATCTATCATCCTTTGGCTCTTCATTGCCAATATAGACCTTATGTACATCAACGTCTGGAATACCTGCCATTATCCTTCTCCTAATTGCAATGTATCTATGTAACTCTTGAGTGAACCTGGAATTAATTTAGATTTAGGTTCGTGTATTCTAACTACTTGACCAATAAGAATACTCCATCCAAATGAGTGTAATACTAATTTATCACTCGCTTGAACTGTTACATTTCCTTTACCTATAATGTTAACATTATTCTTTGCTTCTACTTTAAAGTTATGCATTGCTGTAAGAGCAATATCTCCTCCTGGTTTTTTTGGATCCTCTCCACCCAAAGCATCCATGTAAATATTTTTTGCTTTGACTGAAAATGTTCCATCAACATCAATATTGAGATCACCCTCAGATTTTATATTAATTGGACCTGCACCCCTTTGTATTAGATTAGAACCCTTCTTATTATCAGTTGCTTGGATTTCCCATCCACCATCTTTGAATAACCTAAGAGAAGCAGCAGATCCTGAATTAACAGCAATCTCTGCAATTCTCACAGTTGCAGGGTCATCTTCCTCACCTATCCTGAGGCTACCATTCTCAGGATGATTAATTATAAATGGTGGAAATTTAGTACCCATTAGTACCCCTTAGGACAATCAACAACTGTTAGAATCTGTGCATTGGCAACAACAGGATCAGAGTATTCTTCAACAGGTTTGAATATTGTTATTGGTTTAATAAATGCACCAAAACCTGTCTTAGTAATAACTGTAAGTTCAGGTATATCACCTAAACCAATGTCAACAATACCAGATACACCAGTTATTCTACCATCTTCTATCTCTGGTTCTAACCTACCGCCATTAGAAGTCTCAATATAATCTCCTTTAACATATCCAGAACCAGTATTTACTACGTCTGCACCATCAACAGCACCAATTACTGCATCACCTTCTTCACTACCTCCACCAAGATAACCACCTCCACCTTCATCCATAACAATCTTAATTACTTTACCATCTTTAAGTATTGCTCTACCAGTTGCACCTTTACCATTATCACAATCATCTATGATTGTTACATATGGTTCTTCATCATATCCAAGTCCAAGATCTTCCATATTAGCACCAACAACCTTACCAGTTTCACTAACTACTGCTTTAGCAATAGCACCAATACCTCCACCTCCAAAGATCTCAATCCTTGGTGGTCCGCATTCTTTAGAACTGGTATTACATCCACCTAATTCTGAAGATCCCAAATCAGATAATGAATTTCCCATTCTAGTAACAGTTCCAGCAAGTCCTTTTACAGTAGCAACAGTCTCACCAATTTTACCTAATTGTGGTAATGCAGCACCAAGAACACCACTAACACTCAAATCCATCTTACCTAATGATGCTGTTATACCGATCATTCTCTTGATATTCAATCCTTTCTTAAGAGAAGGACCAGAGTTAGTAGTCCAATCAGCTGGGTTAGGATCACAAGCAGATGGTTCACAACTTATAAGTTTCAATAATGATTGTGCAGCACCAAATGCCTTACCCAACATAGATGAAAAATTAGGCATCTGAATACCACCCAACATACTCAAAGCAGCCATTGGACCTCCAATAAGCTTTTGAATTGTATTTGTTATCTTACTAAAGAGACCTCCAAGGAATTGTTCAGCAGCACATAAAGGGAAGCTAATAATTTTACCTATCAACCCTTTCAAAAACCCCTTTATAACATTCATCAATCCACTAAGCATATTTTCCATCAAACAGTAAAGACCTTCTTTCTGCTTCAAAGCTTCAATTTTCTTAGTAAGATAGTCTGGTTTAAGCATATCAATAGCATCACCCAACTTCTCATCAATCTTAGCGAATAACTGGGATCTTGTTGTTCTTATAACACCAGTCAGACCACCTGTTATCTTCTCAGAAACCTTTTCAATAATATTATTCATATCGACTATTCTATTCAAAACTGGATCAAGAAATCCACCTTTTATCTGTTTCAATCCTTGGATTTTACTTATAAAACCTTGCATTTCCTTGGTTACATCTCCCATAGCAATAGCAGGTGTATTACATAAAGTTGCCTTACGAACTTCAACTGGTAAATTATGGAAATGTTTAGTTACAGTTTTAACTAATGCACCTGATGATGATATTACCTCTTGGTTCTGATTACTAAGTCCACCGCCCTTGAAAGGTTGCCCTTCATTAGTTGGTCTTACATTAGCACCTAATTGAGTTGTTGAACTACCAGTAGTAAGTTTTGGATCAACAGATATGGGCGAGAATCCAGAAGTACCTTTACTTATTACAGAATTCCAATCCTTTATACCAGTAATATTCTCATGTTGGTATAATCCACCAAATATTACAGGTTGCTGTCCATCAAGTCCATCAAGGAAGAACCCAAAAACAGTCTCACCACCTTGTATTTGACTACTGACACCATGGTAATTGACACCAGTACCCATTGTAGGAGGTACTAAGAAATGAGCCCAAGGTAATTCTTCATCTTTTACTATATCAAGATGTGGGTGTTTACCTAGTATTCTTACCTTGGCTCTATAACCAAACTTCCTAGATTGTTTATCTGCATCTTTCTCTTTACCTGATTTATCGTCACGCCAAGCTTTATCAAGGACTACCTGGCCAATAAACCAGTAAAATCCGTCTTCACCAACGTGCTTCTTATCAATAGATACAGATTCTAACATTAATCGTCGTAAACTCTACATTCTAATGAATCAGGATGGTTGTCACAATAGACTTCAAGATGCTTATCTTCATGTCTTGTGTGCCAATCATTGATCTTTGCACCACCAGGATTCTCTTCATTCTCTTCATGAGCATGAAAAGCATCATTGTGCATCTCTAAATCTGCTTCACTATATTCAATCATGCCATGGTTGACATGTTCCTTATGATCCTTTGGATCTATATAGACCTCATGGTTTAGATCGTGTTGTGGAACTTTAGTAGTCATGTTTATGCATTTGCAGAAAATGAATCTCTTATGAGAGATAAACCAGTAAAATCACCAGTAGGGTGACCAAACTCATGTGATAGTTTAGCTATCATCCATTTACCTGAATAAGGACTGTTACCTGGTTTAGTGTCCTCAGTATTTAGTTTAGGTACTGTGATCTCTATCATAGTACCAACTTTGAGGTTGAAATTCATCGGGACAGTTATATCTAGTACAGATGAAAATAAAGATTGGTATCTTGCAGCCGAATGTGCTTGTCTCCAAGCAATTGTTTCGGAATCAGGTACAGGAGTATCTTTCTTTGAGATTGCACCTAAGTCTAACACATTTAATAAAATACGAGAATATTTTTCGGAAATATCATGAGGAACTGACTTATCTCCCTCAGCAGTATCCTTTATACTACTATAGTCATACTCAATAAAATGAGGAGTACGCTTCATAATATCAAAGTACCAGTTTGCAGACTTATATTGACCTATCCTAAGTTTCTTTATAATATCATGACTACTTGAAAATGATGGTATAGATTTAATAGTATAATTATCTGGTTTTAGTGGATTATTGAATGATTGTAACTGATATTCAACATATTTTGGTTTTGAACCCATCACCTCATCTATTGATATAAAATTATAACCATCAGTTTCATTTTCAAAAAATACAAATCCCATACTACCCCCTGAAGCACTACTCTTTGAGGTTTGCTTACTAACAGATTTTGCTGCTAACCTATTACACAATTCAATAGGTCTAATAAAGTTACCCATAAAATCATACTTATTTGATGAGTCATGCCAAGTTCCCATCCTCTTCTTATCAACTTTAAGCACTTTCTTCAATATTGATTTAGCACTATCACTAGGTTTTCCTTTATATTTCTCAGGACATCTTGTAGTATGATTACTCAAAGTAGACTCAGTAACACACTGAAGTGTATACATTTCTCTCTTAGCTTCTCTAGTAGCACCAACAATTTCAGATATTATCAATCTATTCTTTTTCTTAGCAACAAATTCAAATGGTTCTTTTCTACTAGGATGGGTGATTACTAATTCAATAGCATCTCCACTCCTAATAGGTAAAGAATCAAGAAATCCATATGTATCACTACAGATTATATCAACTCTGACAGTATTTCCAACAGATTCCCAATACTTTATAAACAAAAACTGACCATGAAAAGCATTACCACCATTTCCACTATTTTTGGTAAAAAGGGTAAAAGTCTCTAACTTATAACCAGATAACCAATTTTTCTTATCGTTACCTACAGTCATTAGTTTGTAAGGTATCCTCCCATTTCAACATATTTAGAGGCAGAATCAGGGGATGATATATTAAAAGATTCAATATCACCTGATGTTACTGGAATAATTTGAAAATTATTATCACCCTTTTGTACAGTTACTATATTATTATCACTCCCCTTAGGTAAAAATGGGTTTTGATCTGTAAAAAGGTTGTCTAGGTTCATCAGATTGGTATTACTATAGAAAGCACTCATCGTACCCATTCCAACAGTGTCCGAGAAGTTATAATCGAATCCAATTATAGAAGAAGAAATACCAGTAAAACTAGGGTCAAACCCTAAACTTTCAGTTGACAAGGGTAGATACTTCAATTTATCCTCTGGTGAGAGTTGATCCTTATGTACCCATCCTTTATCATCTGTCTTAACGTATCCCATGTTTCTCATCACCTCTGGATGACCATCCATAGTTCCATCACCGAATGCCTGTGGATTGACCAACTCATTTACTAATAAAGAACCACCAAGAGCCCAAGGATTACTTAGTGCCATTCTTGCTTGACCAAGAAATCTTATAGTATCTTTTACTGTTTTTACGCTCTGCCTATCATTAAATTCTGAAATAAAATTCTTTATCCTTTGTATATTAGGAGTAACATTTGTAATTTTCCTTGAATTCAATAACCTTGTCTGTTGTGGTGGTTTTAAGAATCTCTTAAAAGGATTTGGAAATCTGAATTGTCTAAAATTCTTATATCTAATCTGAGGAGGTAAGTTCACCCTTTTCCATGTTCTTGATGGTAATGGAGGAACTGTGGTGGATATATTCTTTTCTAATGTATAACCATAATAATCTTTACCCTCAACAACTGGAGGACCACCAACATACCTATCAAATTTACCAAGAACAATAGCAAATTTATCAATTGACTTACTAAAAGGTGTTTTAATCTTTGATGAATCAATCTCAGCAATATCTTCTTTACGTTTTTTATCTGCACCAGTAAACCAATCAGATATCCTAGAAGCACCAGATGCCCCTATCCAACCACCAATAAAAGAACCTATAGTACCACCAATAGCAGCACCAGGAATAGCACCTGCCCCAAAAAAGAAAGTACCAAGTGCACCACCAATAAACATTCCAACTTTCATACCTATTGCAGCACCACCAATACCACCAGCAACTCCACTAACTGATCCACTAATTGCTTGTGTTTGTGTTTGTCCTTCTTGTATTCTTGCAGTATAATCTAATCCACCTGCTAAGGTATTAAGAATAACATTACCCTTAGTGAACTTAAGACCCCTACTAGCATTAGTTAGATTTCGAGTATTTCTACTTGCATTACTAGCATTTCTAGTAAAATTAACAATATTATTAGCACCCCTTACATTACTAGGTTTAACTCCTCTTATAGATCTGAGTATACTGGGTGCAAAAGGCAATCCAACAAACAAACCAGTGTTTATGATACCATTGATAATGGTATTACCAGGAGACTTACTACCACTGGAAGCAAGTGTTTTATTTAATTTTCTATATGTTTCCTCCTTTTTCTTGAGAAGTTTTCTCTTGAGCCTTAGAGATTTATTCTCAAGTCTTGTTACTAAAGAATTCCTGTTTGATATTATTTTTGATAGTTTTAGTACTCTCATTGTGTAAACATTGCTGGAGTATTATAAGCTAATAAATTAGCAAGTCTATCAATAGAAATTCCATCAGTACCACCAAACGTAGTGGAAACAGTATGATCCACAGTTGCTGATCCAGATTCACTACCTTGAACAACTTGTCTAGTATTATTACCTGGAACAGTCAGATCCACATTATTGACCTTGATCTGACCAGACTTATCAGCATTAAAACTCTTTACTAACTCCAAATATCTTTTATAACTATCATCGCCCTGTATACCATGCCATTCTTTACCTAACTTATCAAAATCCCTTCTACTAAGGATATCCATAGGATTTACACCACGTTTTTTATGTATTAACCAAATTGCTAATTCATTCTGTAATTTTTCATCAAAAACAATTTTACTAGGATCAAATTCTCTATTTTGAGCCTTATACATCTTCGCTACATCATGTAACGGATTCATGAATTGATAAGCACCAACAGCAGTAGAAGTAATCTGTTTCCCATCTACCTCGAAAGTTGCTTCTCCTGACTTTATCCTTCTAGTTTGTTCATCATATATCTCCTTTAATGTAGATCCAGTTATATTAAATGAATCATCACCACCAAAGAATGTATCATAGTTACCATTACTCTCTTTCTCTAAGATAAGTGATAATAAAGCCTGTGCTTCTGGATCATTTTCAAAGTCATCTGTAACCTGCTTCTTCACTTCAATTTTATCATCATCATCTTGCCATGGCCAAGTGAACATTGGTTTTTTAGGTTTTGCATAACCTGATGATGCCTCTTGTCTACCCTTCAAACCTTTATCAAGAATACGAGAAAATTTATCTACCTGAACATCAAACTGCTCAACGTCACCCTTATTCATAACTATATTCTCATTAGGTGATGCATTTGCTGGATCACCACCAATCATACTCATGATAGTTGGTATAGCAAGTATAGCGGCTGCTGTAGCAATTAGTTTTGGATTTCTTAACCATTTCAAATTCTTTGCATTACCTGCCACATTTCCTGTTGGTACTCCTCTTTGTGGAATCAGCTTTCTTGCCATCATCCAATTTACAACACCAGTTGTCACAAGTGGAAGCAACGTATCTGCGTTATTGACTAATCCTATACCTGCTCCTACACCAATATCAGATAATCCACCTGATATATCCCCTTCACCCAGTAATCTAATTCCATTAGCAACTGCAAGACCTGCAACAATATTACCAAGATTTACTAATCTATCTGCTAATATTCCAGTATTCTTTGAATCTTTCTTTATTAATTTCTCTTCTTCTCTAAAATATTTCTCTCTTGCTCTAATATCTCTTCTAACTTCGGTTCTCAAACCCTTCATCTCATTATTCATCCTCTCCATGTCAAGCATTATCTCGCCTAACTTTCTAGTCAACTTACCCCTACCTTCCTCGTCTGGTTGCAACTTAGCAGCAGCATTCCTCATCCTCTCCTCAAGAGGAGTCAATAATGGAGTTTTTGCTGTTACATTAGTAGCCATGTTGGGCTTGTTGTGCTTCTAACTTTTGCTTTTCTAAAACACTGGTAAGGTACTTTATATAAACTTCACGTTCCCAAGGAATCAGAGATTCTATATCAGTCAATGACCATTGATGATGATGCATGAGTGCAAAATTAACCTCAAGATACGTATCAATAGACGTATGATATAGCATTATCCGAAAAAATTGGATAGTCCCTCAATTACAACATCTGTTTCAACACCTGTATTAGGATTTTTCACTTTTGATTCATACTTCAATCTAGGCATGGTAGAGAAGAATGTTTCAATTTTCTGAAACTGAGCACTACTAAGATTTTCAATAAATTTGATCAACTCAGATGTAGTACAATCAGATGCTGTCCATGCTTCCTCATCTGTGTAAATGGTATCAATGCAATTTGCTACTGCTTTGAATGCTTCATCCACTTTCTTAGTATCCTTCTCTTTTGCAACTGCAAAATTTTGTTCTAAGAACTCATTCATAGAAGGATATCTCATTTTGATTTTGATGTTACCACCAAGATCTATAGTATCATTATGATCTTCAGAACTATCTAATCCAATATCAGATAAAGATATTGTTAGTGGAACTTGAGTTTCTCCATCATCTGTACAGGTTACCTGTAAATCTACTGTCTCTCCTACAGATTTTCCTCTAATATTCAAAAACAAATACTCAAGATCAAATGTAGGTAGATTATCCAATTTTATTCTTGTTATAAGGCAAGACTTCATAACTTCCTTGACAGTAGCCATGATATCTTTAGTATTACCACTTTCAAGTGCTATTAAAAGTGCTTTCTCTTCCTTAACGAGAAATGGACGGTATTTTACTGGTTTACCTGTTGATAGTAAATTCAGTTCAAATGTCGGTGCAACGACCTTTGGTAAAGGCATAGTAAAGGGTTTCAGTAGCTTTATTTAGTAGGCTTTTAAATCATTTTTTCTTATAGTTTGGATCATTATCTAAATTAGT